TTAACACGGAGACGCTGGTTGGCCTCAACCAAATCTCTGGCATCGGCCTTAGCCGTCTTACTGGAGCCAAGAACTTCGTGTCCCACGACCTTGGTGGTGGTAGCGGTCAACTCACTTTTGATATGCCCGCTGGCACAGGCAAGGGCTACAAGATTGGCATCCGCTACGATAGGCGGTCAGATACATATGGGCTTCAAATCCAGTCCAGCCGCAAGCCTTACAACACCGTTTACGCCACGGAAGAAGGCTTTGACCTCCCGCAGGTGGTTGACGCTATCGAAAAGAACACAGGCGTTTACCTCCGCTTTGCTAGCCGATAACCACTATGCCTACTCGTAATTCTTCTTCAAGCGGCTCGCTCCGTTCTGAACTTAACTCTGGCTCCGCATCCGAATCTGGCGTTATCCGATTTGGCACACAGGGTGGCCTCAATCTTTTTAAGACCGAAAAGCCTTTCTGGAAGGAAAATAGGGACGAAATCCTTACGCCTGACCAGAAGATGCAAATCATCAATGAGGAGCGTGGCAACTACACTCAGACGATGAAGAACCTCAAGGAGGGCCTTAGGCACCTTGAGCAGGTGGACAGAGAAGAAGGCGGCACAAGACGGGCAGGCTTCCTTGCTCAGATGGAAAGAGTCGAAAAGGAAACCAAGCGTCTCTTTGGCCTTAAAAATGTTCCCGATGCCAAGATTGGCGTTAACAGCCCCGAAATAAAGGATGCCGTTCAGGCTCTCTTTGAGACTCGTGCGGGCGGCTATGTGGCAACTGAGAAGGACTGGGATTCTGCGAAGGGCTTTGAGGCCACTTACGATAAACGCAAGGGAGGCTTTGTTATCAGCCAGATTCACTATGTAGATGCACAGTATGATGAGGGTGGAGAGCAGTCCGACCCCTTCTACATCGTAAAGGGCGAAGGGCCTGAGGCTTACTATAAGGCCAATCAGATTGTGAATCTTATTGGATACTTTGCTCCAAGAAAGATTACGCTTTAATCAATGCCAAGCAGGAATGGTAGCGGAGCCTATGGTCGCTCGTTAAGAGCCGACATAGCCGTTTTGAATCCTGCAACTGGCAAGATGGAGTTTCCTCACGCAAGCAAGGTTCTCAGGAGGGAACTTGAGACTGCCGAGGAAAAGAGGGAGGTTCTTGACCTTGCCGAACGGTTTGAGCGACAGGCTGATATGCCGATGTTCAAGTCGGACTTCCAGATAACAGATGAGGTTAGGAAAGACCTTGAGGAGATTTTTGGCTCCTTCAGGTTGCTCACGGAGGAATACAAAAGCGGCAAAAGCCCAGATAAGTATGGTTGGCATACTGGATACGACTTTAAATCAGCCACCGAAGAAGAAATTAAGCGTTTCCTTTCGGAATACAGAGGCAATATTTTAGACGAGGCGAAAGGATATCGAAAGACCCACGAAAATTATCAGGCTAACAGCCCAAGCGTTTATGTCCTTGGAAAGGACAAAGGCTCTGAAGAACGCATCAAGGCACTAGAGGAACTTAGGAAGAAGTCCGATGTTCAGGAGGTTATCTTCCGTGGTCAGGATGCGTATGAGGTCTTGGATGCCAAGAAGGCGGCTGAGGTTATCAAGCAGGCCAGAAAAGAAGACCGTGCTTATGGCGGGACTGGATATAAAAAGAGCATAGGCTACACAGGCTCCGAAGGAGACGGCCTTTATCACCTTACCCCTCAAATTGGCTACGCCTCTGGATACGGAAGAAACGGAGGTGTCATTCAGGGCGTTCTCGCTTCAAACAAGTTGTTAGACCTTTCTGGACTGACCGCCGCCGACAGCATTTACTACGCAAAGACCAATAAGGCGTATACGGAACGCCTTGAAAAATATCTGGGTAAGGGCAACCTGCCGCTATCTGGTGGCTGGACTACGAGAGGCTCTATGCCCTCATACGATGAAGTAAAGGCGTTTGAAAGCACGCCCCACCCTCAAGGCGGGACAATGCGTGACCAATACGGCAAGTGGAGTAAGGATGAAGTCGTTTCGTGGAAGTGGGCACACGCCCTCGCAGATACGATTTCCAAGAACTACGAGAGGGTTAACGGTAAACCAATGCCCGCCGACCTTGGAGTTAAGAAGGCCGACAAGGAAAAGACTTGGTATAAGCCGATACCTCTTGGAGAAAAGATTTTCAGGGACTTGCAGGGCAGGATGGGAGTGACATACCAGTTCCTCAAGACTCCCGTCTTTAAGACGATTATGAAGCAGGCGGGCTTTGATGCCGTCAAGTATATGGACTACGGCGTTGGCATCTACACGCCCGAAGGCACGCCAGCCTATGGAGCCACCAAGCCCACCCAATTTAAATCCTATTTCGGCAACAAGAAGGTCGATTTGAAGTCGCCCAATATGTTTGACGCTGACTAATGCCCTCAAGAAATCCATCATCAAGAAGCCTTAAGAGCGAGTTCGGGGACGAACTTGGGGCCAAGGCTCGTGTGAAACAGCCCCTCGTCCTCGCAGAGCGGACAGATGCAAACGCACAGGCGTATGACCTAATTAAGGGTCACGAAGCAGACTTCCAGAAGTTGATTACGATTATGGCTGAGTGGCAGGACGGAGTTAGCGATAGCCTCAAGATAGCCTTTAGGGATGCCTACAACGAACTGCCCGCCGAACTGCGTGATTTCATCACGGAGCCTAAGGACAGGATTCAAGACCTGAAGCGTGGAATTAACGGCCCTAAGTCTGAGTTGCTTCAGGAGATACGGGACAGTTACGAGCAGACATACGACAGGCTTGTGGCAAGACTGCACAAGGCCGAGGAGAACGGGACTGACGAGCAAATCAAGCGAGCCGAAGACGAAATCAAGGAAACCGAGCGTGAAGAAAGAGAGCGTATGCGGGAGTTCCATCAGGCTACATCAATCAACGGCTGGTCGCCCTCATTCGACCAAGCGATGAAGTTTGGCAATTACATCCTTACATCGGACGATGTTGAGCACTTTGACGCTATCGTAAGCACCAAGAAACTCGAAAATGTTATGAAGTCGGTGTTCACCCCCGATTCGATTTCCCAGAACTATGTCGGTGGTTTCCACCGTCCTTGGGCACGCTACGAAAACGAGTATATTGTGATGGGAGTGAGGCTGTCCAGAGACGCTCAAGAACTGACCGAAAAGTTCACAAACAAAAACTCTGAAATGCTCGAAAAACGCAGAGATTCTCAGCGTATGCGAGACGGCTATTAAGCCTTGCCAATCGGAGGCCAAGGTGGTTGACTGGAAGCAATAGACGATGGCGACACGCACGGGTTCACGCTCCAACTACTCCAACAGGGTTCTGGCTTCAGATTTACGGAGCCTTGGTATGTCCGTAGTCGGCAGTCGCCAGACTGGCGTAGATTCACTCCCATTATCCCTCACGACCCTTCAAACCTTCAATCGGGATAAGTATCGGTTCACGGGCCAAGGCACCTTTGGCGACCGAACCCCAGCCTTGGATGTTGGCAAGTTCCTGAACGAAGGCGAGGGCGTAGCATCCCTCCGAGACATAATCGCCGTAAACGATGTTCTCAGCCTCGTGGGGAATGGAGCGAGTTGGGCCTACCGAGTGACGGGCATAAAGGACAAATCAATCACGGCACGGCAGGTCAGAGAGGATGGTTCACTAGGCACGGAAGACACGAGACTGGTGGTGGAGAAGGAAAAGAACGGACAGGCAGTAGGACTGAAGGAAGCAGGCAGGTATGGGATGCGAGCGGTCTTTGGACGCTCCGAATCCTACACAAACACTTAATAACCGATAGGGCGGTGCATCTTAGCCGTCTGAAACTCAACCGTCCTGTCTGGGTCGATTAGCCACATCACAGGCTCCTTGCAGGTCTTGCAGACCGTCTTGCCACGCCACAGGCGTGCCTTGTAGGGCGTTTGGAAGGTTGTGGTGCTATCCCAGTTCCTACCGTTGCAGTTCGGGCAAAGGAACATTGGATGCACCCTCTGGACGCTAATCAGTTCCTCGTCCGTGTAGTCGCCCTCGTTCGATTTATTTGCCACGGTAGCACCCTTTGAGGATTGTCAGCAGGTGCAATACTGAATCACGAATCGTGACGCTTAGGGCGAGTAAGGACATACTTCGTCTGATACTTCTTTGACCACAAGACCTTCGGATACCCCATCTCTGCCAAGCGAGCCGTGCTCAACTTATTCCAACTGGACGGCAGGGGCATCTTGCCCTGTTCCATCATAGCCACGAACTCTTCCGTGGTCAGTTCACGGCCCGCAGGAGCCGTGCTGGATAGGTCAACCACCAGCCCGTCTTGCTTCGGGGGCAGGACGGTCACCCTGTGGGGCGTAGCGTTGAAGCGGAAAAGCCTGCTCACGGGATAACAGGTTCAAAGCCCGTGTTGCCGTCCTTCTTCGTCACGAGTGTGAAGTTGAGGTCGGGGTTTGTGATTTGAATCGAACGCAACTTGTGGATAAGCAAATCCTTGGCGACCTCCGCATCAACTGCGGGGCCGTTTCGCTCCACGAGGACGGTGACGATAGTGTAGTGATTCTTAAGTTTGTCGGGACTCATATGGTTTTGGGTCGGTGCTGGTATTATCGTTTATAGGGAAGCCGTTGTGTAAGTAAAGACAAAAAGAGAGGGGCCGTTGCCGACCCCCCTCCGTTCGTCTCTGCGGGCTTAGGCCGCAACGAGGCTGTTCGCCATCAGACCTTCGATGCCACCCTCACGGAGGGCACGGGAGAAGGACAGGAGCACCTTCTCGTTGGCTCGCTCAGCCAGTTCAAACCGCTTGGACTCGACATTGTGGGTGAGGTGCTGAGTCGTAGCGTTGTATAGGTTGTAGAGCGACCTCTCACGGTCTTCCTCGTAGGTGGGGGCTTCCCACAGGGCCTTGATGCCTTCAGCCATCCGTTCGGAAACCACCTTGCGGTTCACGAGGCCGTTGAGCACCTTAACGCCGTCCTTGGTGCTGAGGGCCGTGTTGACCATCCGCTGGAGCAGGGGCACGGAGTTGTGGAACTGGGCCACCGCTTGGTCGAAGGAGCGGGCGATGAAGTCGGGGTGGATAGCCGAAGTGTGCTTGCGGGTGAAGCCAATAGCCTTGCTGGTCGCCGTAGCCATCCCGTTCGAGCAAATCAGACGGAACATACCAGCCTTGAAGGAGGCAGGGAGGCTCCCGTCAAACGAGTTCTGGACGGTGAGGCGAAGGATAAGGTCGCCACGGTTAAGGCTCACGCCGACCGCAGGGAAGTTGTAGACGGCACGGGCACGGGCACCATCGTGCGTCACGAACGCCTTACGCTGGAAGTTGGACAGGCCCTTCTCAGCGAAGAGTTTTTCAGCCGTGGCGAACAGTTCGCTGTTCTGAATCGTCTCGTAGCGGTCGGTCACGGCACCCAGCACGGCACCCGTGTCGGTGCGGCGGTTGCCGAAGAACTGCGTCTCCTTGCCGTCAGGCGTGTGGAGTCGGACGGTTTCCACCGTGTAGTCAAACTTGTCGGTCTGGCGTTCGGTGGCGGTTTCGTTGATGCTGATGTTGTTTTGCATTGGTGTGTATCTGGGTTAGAGAATTAGAGTTGTAATAATAGGGAAGCGGTTGTCAAGCGTGGATTAGAGGGAGGCGAACAGGAGGCACAGGGCCACCGTGGTCACCACGAAGAAGAAGAAGAGGAAGGCGTTAAACATATGCGTGTTGGAAAGGGGAAGGAGGGTCGCTTGTTAGGCGACCTCTCCGTTGAAGGAAACCAAGTTGGCTTCCTTGATGGTGAAGACCTCGACAGGAGCCTTGTCGGCCTTGGCATCGGAGCGAGCCGAGGGGACGAGGTGGGACTCAAACTCGTCACGGCTGACTTCCACGCCGTTGACCTTGAAGGTGCACTTGATGCTGGCGTTAGGGGCCACCGTCAAGCGGAGGAAGTTTTCGCCCTTGTGCGAGATAACGAAGGGGAAGTTAACCCACTCGCCCCACGGCAGGGACTGGACTTCGCCACGCTCGTTGTTGGCGATGCCTTCCTTGACCGAGGTCAGGTTGGCGAAGTTGATGCCCGCACGGAAGACACCCGTGGTGGTCTTTTCGAGAACCACGCCCTTGGAGGCGGCGTTCGTCTTCGGGTTGCTCTTGAAGGTCACCGAGGCGAACTGGCCCTTGCAGGACAGGAAGGCGGCGAGGGCGTTGTTGGTAGTGCTGGTATTCATAGCGTTGTTGGTGTTGTGGGTGAGAGAGGTTTCGTTGAGGGAGGTGCTGTTTTGCATATGAACAGTAGATACTATTCCCAGTCGCTTGCCAAGCACATTTTAACTAGAAAAAGCAGAAAGTTCGTAAGTCGTTGATAATCAGGTGAATAAACTTTGTGAAAAATCGTTATTCTGCCTGAAATCTTGTTTGTTTTGAAAAAGATTACCGTAATTCCGTGTTGAACTGTGGTTATCAAAGCACCAGATATACGGGCGATGAAACACGACCTATCACAGTTCTCTAAGGAGAAGTCCCGCCGCAAGGGAGGGCTTATCAAATCACTCAACCCGTCTACGCTGGCCCTGCGTGCATACCGCAAGCGATACAATATCGAATCCTATACTGTCCAACTGGACGCAGAGGTGAAGCACCGCTGGATGAAGTTCTGCTTGGTTAACGGACTGTCCCCTTCGGGACTAGTCCAAGCCTTTATGCAAGACACCCTTTCCGAGAATGAAAAGAAGTCCTCTTAAAAGAAAATCTCCACTCAAGCAGAATAGTGGACAACCGTCAAGAACAAAAAAACCGTATGGCTCCCGACCTCTAAAGGCCAATAAGCCGATGCGTAGGGTTTCGCCTCGCAGGGCGAAGGAGAACAAGGTCTACTCTCAAGTCCGCAAGGAATACCTGATTCAGTTTCCCCGCTGTCAGGTTTGCGAGCACGCTCCGTCCACGGAGATTCACCACCGCAGAGGCCGATGGAAGTCTCGCCTGACCGATACGGTCTACTTCCTTGCCGTGTGCCGTGGGTGCCACGACCGCATCCACCACAACCCTGAGTGGGCCTACTCTACGGGCTTGCTGTTGGCCCGATGAATGAGGGCAGTTGGGAACGCTGGCAGGGCAACCTGAACTGGCATCTGGCTAAGACCGCAAGGCTCCGCAAGAAGAACGATAAGGCCGAAGCCGCCCGCAAGACGAAGAAGGAGCGTCTCGCTCGTGAGGCACTCAGTCGGGTCTCGACTACCATTACATCCACACTTGACTCGGCAAAATCCGAAGAACAATCTCGTATCGCAGACTACATTAAAAATCTACCAAAACCTATGGAAAAACACGAATTAGACCACGGCGACATTTGCGAAGTAACCTCAGGCAAGTTCGCAGGCAAGAGAGTGCTGATTATCAAGGCAGGCATCCAGACCAAGTTCGGCCTCAAGGCCATCACGGTCGAATACCACGATGTTGGCTCCTGCAACGCAGGCGAAAAGATTTGGGTCGCCCCTGAGCAACTCTCCTTCGCTGGTGAGCAAGACCTTGAAACGGCAGGTGCAGTCAAGGAAGCCGACTTCCAAGAGTGGAAGGCCCGCAAGCAGGCTGGCGTTCCTCCCGCCTCTGCCTTCAAGCAAAAGAAGCCTTGGATGAACAAGCGTAAGTCCGATGGAGAGTCGGACGACAACTTTTGAGGCACCGCCTGTAAAGGACTACCAGACGGAGTTGGAGGAGCAGTCCTCCTACGACTACCATTCGGATGAATCAATGCTCCAGCGTGGAGCGATTACCGTCCTGTGCACGCCCAAGAAGGGTGGCGTGCCTGTCCGCATTGACTACTCCGTAGCCTCGCCAACCACCCAGCCAGAAGTCTACCTCTACACGGTGGTTAACTTGCTGGTGGCGGGGGGAGCGTCCTTTATCACGACTCAAGACTCGTTCTCATACAAGGCCGATGTAAAGGTGTCGGCTATCAATCCTTGGATTGCTCAGGTGCGGGACAAGCACGCACGACTGTGCGAGGCCAATCGAGTAGACGCAGAGATTGGAAGGACAGCCGTAGGCAGAGCCTTGAAACTGGTATGGGAGCAGATACGCAAAAACCTCGCTCTTGCACACGAAAAGAAGTCGAAGCGTAAGGACACAAAAGATAGTGAGGAACTTTTTTAGAAAAAAGTGGTTCGGAGAGTTGACACGAGGTGAAAATTAGTTCACGGTGTCTCTGACACCGATGCTCACGCCCTACGAACGAGCCGCCCGATATATGGCGGCAACCCCGCCAGCGGTTGCTGGTCAAGACGGACACGGACAGACCTACGCACTAGCAATCGCCCTGTATCACGGCTTCAATCTCTCCGAACAGGAGGCTTGGACGCTGTTGCAGGCTTATAACCTGAAGTGCTCGCCTCCTTGGGCCGAGCGAGAACTGCGTCACAAGATGAATGACGCCAAGGCAAAACAGCACAGCAATCCTCGTGGCTGGCTGTTGAACGATATCGACCCGAAGGATTTGGCTCCACGCAAGTCGAGCCAGACGCAGGTCACGCAGTCGGGCAAGTTCAAGGTCAACCTAGGCAACCTGACCGCCATCCCCGAAAACGAATACATCAGCACGGAACAGTTGCTGGTTAACTGCTTCAAGGAGGACGAGATTATCTGCATCACGAACGATGTAGGGCAGGACGAGGACGGAAGATACTTCCCAGCATCCAAGGGCACCTTCCAGACGGTCAAATGGTGGCTAGCGAAATACTTTGGCAAGCAAGCGGACGACAAAGACCTGTTCCGCAACAAGCCGCAGGGTGCCTACATCCGCATCAACCCGATTAAGGCAGACGACTACTCAGGCCGAGACGACTCCGTAGCCAACTTCCGACACATCCTAGTCGAGTTCGATACCCGACCGAAGGAGGAACAATACGCTATCTTCAAGCAGTCGCAGTTGCCGATTTCGGCAGTCATTGACTCTGGAGGCAAGTCCGTCCACGCTTGGGTGCGGGTCGATGCCAAGGATTTTGAGGAGTGGAAGGTTCGCAGACAGCAGGTATTCGACTATCTAGCCGACTACGAACCTGACGAGATGACGAAAAATCCGTCTCGCTGGTCACGCCTTGGCGGCGTGTTCCGTGGTGAGAAGGAACAGAGAATCATCGCCCTGAATGTAGGCGTGTCCAACTGGGACGAGTGGCTTTCCTATCTGGAATCCTCTGAGGTGCCTCAGGAAATGTCCATCGAGGAACTAGAAGCCTACGATACCGAAAACGACCCTACGACCGTTCTGGGCAACCGCTGGCTATGCCAAGGCGGCTCCCTATGCGTAATCGGTCAGTCGGGCATCGGAAAGTCCAGTTTTTTGATGCAGATGGCGATTATGTTGGCGATTGGCAGGCCGTTCTTCAATATCGAGGTCAAGCGTCCTTACAGAGTCATTGTGATGCAGGCCGAGAACGACACAGGCGACTTGGCTGAGGCTTACAAGGGCATCACAGGCTCTATGTCCCTGACTGACGAGGAAAAGGTGCTTCTCCGCAAGAATGTAAAGTTCTACCGTGAAACGGTGAAGGTAGGCCACGAGTTCGTTAAGCAGGCCCGCAAACTTATCGTCCACCACAAGGCAGACTTCTTCTTCGCAGACCCTCTGCTCTCATTCGCAGGCGGCGACATTTCCAAGCAGGAATACGCTTCGCAGTTCCTCCGCAACTGGATTACGCCCGTCCTTATGGAAACGCAGGTGGTCTGGGTCTTCCTGCACCACACAGGCAAGCCCAAGAACGACAAAGACGCTTCTGCGGGAACCATTAGTGATTTGGCGTATAGCGGTATCGGTTCTTCAGAACTCGTGAACTGGGCACGAGAGGTCGCCGTCCTAAGGCGAACCGACAAAATCAAACCCTTCTTTGAACTGGTGCTCACCAAGAGAGGCAAGAGGGCTGGTTTGCTGGACAAGGACGGTAAGCCTACAGCCTTTATGAACCTCAGGCACGCCGAAGGGCGTATCCTCTGGGAAATTAACGATGAAAATGTCCTGAGCAACTTCTCGCTCAAAGACCTCAACAAGATGATTGATATGCCCCCTACGGAGCACCTATCGGACGCTAACCAGTCTGGCTTTGTCCGCTATGTAGCCAAGACGCTAGGCATCGGCAACATCACGGCTCTTGATGTGGTTAACCACCTTATCCGTCTCTCTACGACCAATCCTATCGTGGCTTGGAATCAGCGTGACCAACGCTGGGTAGGGGTCAAATACGACCCGTCCAATAACCCGTTCTAAGGACGAATGGTTCCCAAAGACGCAACTCTTGAGCATCTTCTCAGTTTGAGACACAACCTCACAATCACGGAGCACCGTAAGGTGCGATACTGCTCAACCGTAGCATTAATACCGTTAACTAGGTTATATAGGGGCCTAAAAGGCCCTGTCAAGCCGAAAAATCACTTAATCGCAAAATAAACACACCAATGCCACAAAAATCGCAAAAAGACGAAGGACTGGTTAACCCTTCAGGAGAGGACAGCGACAGACAACCAAGCCAAGAGAAGACGAATGGTTCCCGAAGAGGCCAGAAGTCGGGCATAGAGGTATACGCTGACTGGTTCGCCTCCCTACCCCTACCAGAGCAACAGGCCCTACTACGCCAAGGGCTAGGCCCAGAGGCCCGTGAAGGGGACGGCAACTACACCTTTGAGGTCAACCCTGACCACTCTGCCTACGCTACCCTAGACCCACAATACAACGACTACATAGAGCCAGAAGACCAACGCACCTACACAGAGGACGAGGTGCAGGAGGTTATCAGACGCATCGTTATGGCGATGCAAATGTCCGAGTCCCCTGACTGCCTCTTCCAAGCACGCTGTATCCTGATAGCCTTCGGCATAGGTGACCCGCCCACAGAGACTGAACTAGCCAAGCAGAAAGACTGCTCACGCCAGTTCGTATCCAAGAAGGTTAAACGCATCCAACAGATGTTTAATCTATCTCCCTCACAGTTTATGCGTAGCGAAGCCGCCTGTCACGCTTACTCCTTGGCGTGGCAACGCCAGAAAGAACGCTCACAATCTCCTAGGGAGCCATTCTCCAAATCACGCTCAAACGCCTCTCCTACCACCCCCAGCCCTACCAACTCCCCCGATAGGCCCAAGAGACGCTATACCCGCAGGAAGCCCAAGCAAACAGGCCCTAACGAGGCCCTACACACCACGCCCACCACACAGCACCCTACTCACCTGATTACAATACCTACAAAGAATTATACACCACCCCCTACACACCCCCCTACCCCCCTACCCCCCCGTAAGGAATCTATTAAATTGGCCCAAAATAACACAGGGTCGGTAGACACCGCACCGAGCCAGAACTAGTTTAGGGATTTCCAGAAACACCTATTAACTAGACACTTACGATTTATGGCATCACAGATTGAAATTGCGGTAGCGTTGGGGCTTACGAAGGGGCGAGTTTCGCAACTTGTGAAGGAGGGTATGCCCACGGAAAGCGTGGAGGCGGCTCGTGCGTGGAGGGAGGCACGCAAACAGCACAATGAGAGGGAGGGGCACATCAGCCAGCCAGTCCAGCCGTTGAGGCTTGGAGACTTGGATAGCATCTTGCAGTCGGTTACGGGGGAGACTGGCAACACGGAGATGGATGAGAGAATAAGAAATCAGGTGGAGTTGTGCCGCCTGACTAGGGAGGTATTTTTGCAGGCCCTTAATTCTGGTGACCCCGCACAGGGGAAACTATATGGGAATTATGATAGGGCTATTGGAACGCTATTGTCGCTGGAGAAGGTAAGATTCCAGCGTGAGCAGGAGGAGGGGAGGCTGATTGACGCTGATGCGGCGGCGGCTAGGTTCAGCAAGGTGCTAGGCCAGTTGCGGTCTGTCATTGAGCGTGCCGAGTTAACGGTAGCCCCAGCGGCTAACCCAGACAATCCCCCGAAGGCCCTTAAGGCTTTTCGAGAGTTCAAGGACGACCTGTTCCGCAAGATTTCGGAATACAGCCCTGAGGTAAGGGATGGTTCACCCCAGATAGGGGACGATGTGGCTATTGAGCCACCTACGCCCGCCAATGCGGAGCACTTCGATAGGGTGGGTGGTATCGGGGAGTTGTCGGACGAGTCTCTGGACGAGATTGAAGGGGAGGAAGAAGAATGACACCAGCACAGAAGGAGCAGATTGGGGACAGGCTGGAAGCCCGTCTCCGTAAGGTCTTCCGTCCTGACGATGGAGGGGATATCGTTACTTGGTTACAGGATAACATCAGGCAGATTCCGTTCTCTCCGATGCCGAGCGGATTCCGAGTCAGGGAAACGCCTTGGCTCGCAGAGCCGTTGAGGGCGTGTGCCGACCCAGAGTTAAGACTGGTTCAGATTATTGCCCCCATTCAATCGGGCAAGTCGCTTATGGCTGAGATGCTATCGTGCTACATCTTGGCCCGACAACCAGCCCCTACGCTCTACCTGAACGACACCGACCAGAACGCAGGCGACTGGATGCAGTCCCGTTTGAGAGTGCTATGGGAGAATGTGCCAGCGGTGCTGACCAAGTTGAACAAGGACGAGACGGATAAAAAGTCGGGGACGGTGCAGACTGACGATATGACTTTTTGGTGCCTAGGGGCGTTCAACGAAAAGAATCTCCAGA